CAGAGCGGGCGTTGGCCTGAAAGCGGAGCACCGCCTCCAACAGCAGCGGGTGGCGCACCTTGCTCATGCCCTCGACCGGCGCGCCGTCGGCAGCACCAGCAAGGCCCGGTATCTCAATCTTGAGGCCGAGCAGCTTGATGCCCTGCGCGCGGTCCTCGACCCACTCCTTGCGGCTGTCGGTGTCGTCGGTGATGCCCCGGATCAGCTCGTCCGCTATGCGGCCCAGCTCTTGGTCGTCGATGTCGTCAACGAGGTTGTCGAACCAGCCGCCCTTTTCCTTCTTCTTGCCCTCTTCGATGGGCTTGCCGTCGAGGCTGATGCTGATCGAGCCGTCGCCGTGGATGATCTCCATGATGTTGCCGGACATATCAAGCGTTGGCTCGTCGGCGTCCTCGACGATCTCCACGATCACGTCTTCGGGGGAGATGGCTGCCGGGACGTCCGGCTGCTGCAAGCGGAGGTTTGGCATTAGCCCCGTGGTCATCGACATAGGTTAATCCTCTTTGGCAATCAGCGCCTCGACCTCATCGACAAACCGGCGGAGGCCCTCTTGCGCCGCCATCGTATCGGATTTTGCGTCGATGGTATAGACGCGCGCATAATCGTGCGGGGGCTTGCCCCACACTTCGACCAAGAACGACCCGAGGCCAACCGGGCTGGCCGGGCGGACGACGTCCACCACGGCATTGGCGAGTATTCGTTCCATGTTGTCCTCAGGCCATGTAGAGCGGGGCGTCGCTCTGACGGGAGTTTAACTGCTTGGCTTCGTCGATGGCCGCCATACGCTCTGGGCTGCGCACGAGCAGGCCAAGGTCACGCAGGTGGCGCAGGGCCATACTGACCGTGTCCACAAGATCGTCGTGCGTCCCCTTCGGGAAGTTGGCGACTTGGTTGATGACCATGTCGGCCCACGACCTTTCGGGCGCGAAGATCAGGCCCTCGGCGAACAGGTGCTGGACGCTGTACAAGCGGCTGAGCTTATCGACTGATTTCGGGTCGTGGAGCTGGACGGCCCAGCTCTCGTGATTGTAGAGCCGCCTGATCTCCTGCGCAACGCTGTGCCCGGCGGCCTTGTTCTCAACGAGCAGCTTGTCCACCTGCAACTTGCGGCACGTGTCGCCAACTTTCTTGACGAGGTCGTGCAGCTCCAACCTCTCTTGCCACGCGGTCATGAGCATGACCTTCGGGATGGCGTCGAGGTTTGACCGGAACTCGCCCGGCGTGGGGTCCAAAATTTCTTGGCCGTAACGGTTGGCCGAGCGTGTCGTTGTCGTCTCGCGGTTGCCGTAGAAGATGCCCCAGACCGTGAGCGCGCTGTAGTCGTTCTCCTGTTTGGTCGTGTAGGCCGTGTCGAGGCTGGCGACGATGAAGTCCATTGTCGGGAACCCGTCGGGCTCCCAGAGCTGCCACCATTCGCTCTTGATGACGCCACCGCCTGAGACTTGCGGGAGCTGCTGTAACTGGCCGGACGACGCGGCGGGGCCGAGCGTCTTCTCAAGCAGGACGACCTGTTGCTCGTTGAACCGCTCGGGCCACAGGAGCTGGCCGGGCTCCGTGCGCTCGTCCTTCCAAAGTACGGCACGCCCGTCTGCGGCAGCCTCGGCGGGCATGAGCACGGTGTGGAACGAGCGCGAGGGGTCGTAGCGCATAGGTAGGCACAGGTGCGTCCAGTCGCCGATCTGGCGCTCCAGTACGTGGCCGGAAACGTCCCGCTCGCTCAGGCGCTGCGCGACGACGATCCGGCAGCCCTTGCCGGGGCGGCTGTTATTCAGGCGGTTGTACCAAGCGCGGTCCCACCAATCGAGCGTCGATTGGATGATCGCGTCGCTGTACGCCTCGGCGCTGTTGTTGAGGTCGTCGCCGATCAGATAAGAGCCGCCGAGGCCGGTGGTCGAGCCGCCGACCGAGGTCGTGTTGCGGATGCCGTTTTTGTCGTTCTGGAAGCGGGTCTTGGTGTTCTGGTCGGCGACCAGTTTGAACCGATCACCCCAGCGCGCCTGATACCAGTCGCTCTCAATCAGCGTCCGGCACTTCACGCTATCCTGTAGCGCCAAGTTCATGGCGTAGGAGGCGTGCAGGAACTGAGCGCCGGGGCCTGCCAGCGACGTGTTGTCGTTTTGGGCCCACACCCACGCCGGGAACATCACGCCGCAGATCGTGGACTTGCTGAAGCGGGGCGGCACGTTGATGAGCAGGTTGGGGATGTGCCCGAAGGTGCACGCCTCCAGATGCTCGCAGATCGCCTGCAAGGCGTAGCCGCCGTGAGCGAACTCGGCGCTGTCGATGGTCGGCCACGCAGCGACGGTGAAGTCGTACAGAGACGCCTCAAGGCGCCTGCGCTCAATCCGCAGCAGCGTCTTCTCGACGTCGATGAGCTGGCCCTTGTGGCGCAGGACGACGGTCACTCGGCGCTGCCCTTGGCCTTCTCAAGCGCGGCAGTCAGCACTGCCTCAATCTGATCGACCTCGTCGTCCTCCATGTCCTCAATCGGCAGGGTGACGGCTTGGAGCTGTATCGGCCCGCCGTTTGCGCCCGTCATTTCTTTGCGCTCGGTGTAGTCGTCGCGGAACCGGGCGGCCATCGAGGTCTTCCAAACGACGCTCTGGAACTTGTCAGCGAACAGTGCCCGACGCCCCGCCTCCTCCCACCAGAGCTGCTCCAGCTCCTTCGCGCGCGTAAGGGAGGTGGCAAAATCTTCGTGCTTGGCCTTCCAATCTATAAGCGTAGCTTTGTCATAACCGAGCAAAACGGCGATGGCTGTGAAGCTGTGGCCCTCACGGCCTAGCTCGATTACTCGCTCGCAATACTCTGGCTTATAAAGGGTCGGACGGCCAACCGGGCGCTTAACCTCTATCTTCTTTTTCTTCTCTGTCATCTGTCTCACTCTCAAACACGATAAGCATCATGCTTAAGATAGTGCATCAAAGATTTTTGCACAATTACGAAGAAAGTTCGAAAATAGCGTTTGACTATACGAAGAAACTTCGGGTATAAGTTTTCTATGGTCTACGACCAACCTTATGGAGATTGACATGACCCACACCGCAGAACGCACCGCCGAAATCAACGCTTACGCTGACCGCATCTCCGCCGCTGCCCTCGGCGATGGCGTGACCGTTTCGGTCTGGACCGATTACGATGCTTACACGGTCATCAAGCGCACTGCGACGACGATGACACTTCAGGAAGACAAGGCTACGATGAGCCCCAACTTTAAGCCCGAGTTTGTGGCGGGCGGCTTTGCCGGTCACTGCGTCAACCAAGGCGACCAGACTTATATGTATGAGCACAACCTTACCGGCTCCAAGATCAAGGTGTCGCTGCGCCGCTGGACCGACGAAGAGGGCAACGAGCGCCGCTTGTGGAAGAAGGTTGGCACCGGCAAGTTCGAGCGCGGCGGCGATGTCTGCCCCGGTCGCCGCAAGTTCCACGACTACAACTTCTAATCCAACGGGGGCTTCGGCCCCCACCTACCCAACCTCAGGAGATAGAAATGCACTTTGATTTTGAAGAACTTACCCCCGTTGGCTACCCGGGCGTGTTGGTAACGGGCTGGGCCGAGATAGAGACGGAGCGCGGGGACTGGTACGTGGACGAGTTATACATCGGCGACTACGACAGCGCGACGGATTGGTCTGTGCTGCTGGCGTCAGACCCGTTTACGGTAGCGATCAAGAAGACGCTGTTGGACGGTGCGTGGGCGAGCAGCATTAACGAAAAACTGTGGGGGTAGACATGCGCTCAGCTAGACTGATTAACGAGATTGGCAAGCGCCACGGGAAGCTAATTGTGGTCGGCGGCCCGAATACTGACAAATACGGGGCCGCGACTTGGGTCTGCCGCTGCGACTGCGGAACCCTGAAAGATGTTAGCGGGACCGCGATGCGGAAGGGTAGCGTCCAGTCGTGCGGCTGCCTGAAAAAAATCCATTCGCTCAAATATTGGAATGGCAAGCAACACAACCCTCTCGACCGCGTAGACGACGATCTGCTGTATTAACGATGAATTGTGGGGGATAGAGAGATGGGCTCCAACA